CTTTAATAAAGACTCTTATTTAAATCCCTTCCCTTCGGTCAAGTTCTAGGTCTGATCTTACTTTGACCCTTTCTTACTTCGATTTATTTAGAAGGGTGACGCTGGCAAGATTGTTTCATATACCAATAGTTAACAGTAGATTTTAAATTCAACAGTTGAATAGGTAGTAAGAAGTTTAAGTTAGGTTCTACTACCCCAGTATGGGTGGTTCCCTAGGGGTTAATTAAAATTTGGGTCTAAGTAGATACAGAAGCACATAGACACTCGGAGGTGTATAAATGTTATTAAAACCAGAGAACCCACAGCTCTGTATTTTCACAATGGATGGAACACTCTTTATTCCAGTAAAGTCTTGGGATGATTTGAAAATGAGAGTTGACCGTCTTGTAGAAAAGTCCAAGATAGACCCACGGAAAGATGAAATATCTGGATTTCAACTCATCCTCCCAGATTTAGAACTTAAGTATGAAGCTGGATGTGTATTATAGAGTATCAACTAAAATTCCCAGTTTCATCAAGTGTAACAAAAGAACATATAGATTTGTTTCAAAAGCCATAAATAGTATATATATCAAGATCTACCATTTATACTGAGTTTAGTGATCTTAGGATATTTTTGTAAACTCACTAAGATTCATATAATTCATGCTGTAAATTCCCAGGAATCCCGGTTGTTAATCCGGGTCCCAGGAATGCCGGGAAGTGGGGTACACCCTGTACCCATGTTCCTTTTGCCCACAGAAGGGACTGTATTTGAGAAGTGTGTTTTAAAAAATTAAATTCGGAGGAATTGAACATGTCAGATATGAAAGATCAAGTGAAAGAACAGGTTGAACGGACGAAGCAAATTGAAGCTCGCCTTGCCGATCTGAAGAATGTTAATCGGTTGGCTACCAATACTATCAACCTCATTAATGACATTGAGATCAAAGGGGCTTATGCCGGACCAGTCCTTGAGATTGTCCAATGGATTGATGGAATTAAGAAAGCGGTCCAAACTCAGGTTGATGCCCTAGAGCCCCTCTTGCCCAAAGCAGAAGAGCCTAAAGTTGTTGAGGCTGAGGTTGTGAAATAATGACTTCCAAAAGGTTTAAACGGATAAAGTCTTTACATAAATTAGTTATTCATGCACATGAAGGAGACACCTTCGACTACTTTCAAGAGACTCGATATTTAGGCAAAATTGGGTATGATGATCCCATACTTTTGAAAATATGTAGAAAATGCTTCAAGAAAGCAGCATGAATCATTAAATTTATCTCACAAAAAGATGCAAAAGGGCCTTCTAAAAAAGGTGGGGTGGTAGGGTAATAGCCACCCTTTGAAAATAGCTTATTATCAACTACTCTCATAGATACACTAAAAGTATGAAATAATTGAGTATCAAGTAGTTTAGTCAAAAACCCACAATAATGTCTTAAAAGTTGGCAACATTCGGAGGAATCAATGAACGTATCAAAATTCTTTCCCCACGCAGTGACAGTAATTCTATTGGCTTTGGCTGGGGTTTACAAATCCCCTGCTTTTGCTTATGCATCAGTTCTTGCACTTGTATCAGTGCTGGCTGCAAATGTAGTTTCATTATACCAAGATATGTTAAAACTTCGGTCCACCCCACTGGATGAAGTTACTAAGAGAAAGATAACAGATCTTGAAGCACGAATTAGTACGATAGAGTTTGGTATAAAACAGCGCGGATTCTAATGCGAGTTCCTTACGATCCTTATATGAATCTAATGGAACGGAAAGTGCCTTGGTATTATGGGTACACCATGCATGATTCCTTAACTATGTTTGTGTATTATCACATCATCCCACTTAATTATCTTATCCATTTCTGGGGGCGTTTTGTTGAACTCCAGATAAGAATTCTTCGGAGGATTCTATGAAAATTGAATTAAATATGCATCTGCCGGATGGGTCCACAGTAGTAGTGGATCTCCTTGAGGCCGAGTCCATTTATCAGGAACTTGATAAACTGTTTCGCCACAATGTATTCTGTTCGGCCTGTAAGAAAGTAATCGAAGAAAAGAAGGTTTAAGGATATGCTGTCCTTTGGCCTTGTCGTTGCAAGTAATAACCTACTTGCTTTAAAAGCATTTAATACGTTTCTTTCTAATTATTGTTTATTTGAAAAACCTTCTTTTATAGAGAAGTTCATAATTAAACGAACAAAGGTTTGGTTAGAAAAAGAAGCTATTAAACACTTTAAAGATATAAAAGAAGAAGTAGTAAAAGATACAATAAATCTTTCTTTGAATGATTGTGCTACAGGAATGTTCACGGTGTTACATTTGGGGAACCTTCCTATGTCTCTCCCTACAGGCAAAGAATTATTTGATCTTATAGCACATACTGAATTAGAGTTTGAGAAATTAAAGAAACCAAAATCTGCAGAAACTTATAAAGGGTAGATATGTTGCTAGTGTGTCTGATCTGTGGGATCACATTCACCCCAGGTGAGGGATTCGCCTTCTTCTTTGGAGATGAAGAACGAATCTGTAGCAGATGTCACGACAATTATATCAAATCCATTCAAACTAAAGGATAATAGAGTGAATCCAAACTGGAAGAAAGGCATGATCCCCACAAATCTGGGTGGACGACCCAAAGGATCAAAGAATGTAGCCCTTAGTTTGCTAAAGGTAGCTAATCGGTTACGGTTCAAGCACAAGGTCCATCCCGTTGATCAGTTGGTGGAGCTGGCTTTAATGGCCAAACTCAATAAGGACTATGAATTAGCTTCAGATATTTGGCTTAAGCTTCTACAATATATTGAACCAGCTAAGAAACCAATTGAATCAGCTCCTGAGAAACCCACAACCTCAGCAGAATCTGTACAGAATGCCGAGGCACTTTTGAAAGAACTAGAGGAAATGGCAAATGCTGGACAATCAAACACCCCCACAACTGAATCCTCAAGCAATAGCCTTAGCATGGCGGTTGGGGAGATTAACCTACAAACTCAAGAATATCCAGAAGAAAATTTACAACAGCGTTTTGAACAGTAATGAACTGATTTATGTAATCAATTGTTCAAGACGTATCGGTAAGACAACCACAATGGCAATCATTGCCATTGAAACAGCTTTAAAAAACATTAACTATCAGATTCATTTTGGTGCACCTTATCAGAACGCTTTAAAAGATTTCCTCCTTCCTATCTTCAATCAAATACTATCGGACTGTCCCAGTGACTTACGTCCTACATGGAAGCAACAGGAAGGAAAATTTATATTCAAAAATGGTAGCTATATTAAGCTCTGCGGAGCAAATAATGGCCAGTTTGAAAATCTGCGTGGAAACAAGTCCGATTTGTTTATATTGGACGAAGCTGCTCAAATTGACGATCTTGATACAGTTGTAAAAGATATAGCTCTACCTCAACTTCTAACATCAAAGAACAAAGATAAACGGATTATTCTCCCCAGCACTCCTCCAAATACACCCGATCATCCGTTTAAGATTTATGCTGAAAAAGCCAAAGGACGAGGGGCCTATAGTGAGTTCACTATAGAAGAAAGTTGGTATGAGAAAGATGAAATAGAGCGTCTGATCGAAGAGATGGGTGGGCGAACATCTACTCGATGCCTTCGAGAACTTTTCTGTAAATTTGTAACGGATTCCACCTTACAAATTGTCCCTGAATGGGATTCGTCCTTGTTTGTAAAAGAGATTGAAAAGGATGACTATTTTCAATTCTATACCCAGGTAGAAGGAATGGATATCGGGTATAGAGATTTTACCGCTTGGATTATGGGGTATTGGGACTTCCTTGGGGCTCGATTGGTTATTGAACATGAAATAGCGATAAGAGAGAATGATTTCACCACAGAAAATCTAGCTAAACTAATTAAACAAACAGAAGAAGAATATAAAATAAATCAAACAAGATTTAGACGGATATCAGATAATAATAACTTAAATATTTTAGCAGATTTAGGCCGGATCTATAAACTGCCATTTGGTCCGGTAAGTAAGAAGCATGGAAAGACTTGGATGGTGAATCAACTTCGTCAATTTATCAAATCAGGTAAGTTGTATATCCACCCCCGATGTAAGATGCTAATCTCGTCTTTAGAATTTGGTATCTGGAAAAAGAACCTGGAAGAGTTTGAAAGAAGTGCTGATTTGGGACATTATGATTTTGTAGATGCATTGGTTTATTTAATTGCTGTTTTGATGCCTACAGTTCAAAATATTAATCCAATTCCCCCACTCTATAAACTTGACTTAGCCAGGACGATGTTCCCTAATGGGATGCCCAAAAATACTGTGAACCAAATGGATGAAGAAGTAAGAAAAATATTCCCTCGAATTTTATGATATATAAACAGTGTAGAATATGCTCAATAAAAAAGTCTATTAAGGCATTTTATGCACATCCAAAAACATTTGATAAGCATATGTCTATTTGTCGAGATTGTGAAAGAAAAAGAAGTACGTTAAATTATTATAAAAGTAAAAGTAATCATATTAAATTAACAAATAATTGGAAAGCTAATAATATTAATATCACTGCTGATGAGTATAGAACTAAATTTGAACAACAATCAGGACGCTGTGCGATTTGTA